CATCTTGATGGCGCGCTCGTCGAGCTCGGTCTCCTTGAATTCGGTCATGGATTACTTTCCTTCCAATTGGTCGGGCCGCGTATCCGGCTTGTGCCGGGCGCTTGACGCCCTCACATTGCGCTTACCATGCTAGCGATGGTTTGCGACGTTATGGTGCAATTTTGGCGTGTTTTGGTAGTTTGTGTTCTGTTAGCGTTCACAATTCACATCACTTCGCCGCAAACGAACGTATTAGCACTCGAAACCAATGAGTGCTAATACAATGAGAGAGCAGATTGCATACTGTAGATGTATATATAAGGAGGCGCGCATGACGCAATCACGTCGCATGCTGGTACTGCGCGCTGTGGTGGAAGATTACATTCGTTCGCAAGAGCCCGTAGGCTCCGCGGCATTGTCCAAGGAACGCGATTTAGGCGTCAGCTCTGCCACCATTCGCAATGATATGGCCGCATTGGAAGATGAAGGCTACCTGATTCAGCCGCATACGTCCGCCGGTCGCGTACCCACCGAAAAGGGATATCGTTATTTTGTAGATCGACTGGCTACGGTTGTGCCGCTCAGCGAAGCTCAACGCCGCGGTATCAATAGTTTCCTATCCGGCTCGGTCAGCCTCAAGGACGCACTGCAACGTTCCGCACGACTGCTCTCGGAAATCACCGGTCAAGTTGCCATAGTCTCATCGCCTTCATTATCCAAGGCGACGTTACGCCACGTGGAGCTGGTACCAGTGGCCATGAGCACGCTACTTGCCGTGGTAATCACCGATACCGGTCGCGTGGCACAGCACGGACTGATCGTCTCGGCCATGCCCACGGCCGACGACATCAACCGCCTGTCCAGTGCAGTCAATGAACAATGCAACGGTCAGTCCTTATCATCCGCATCCGAAACCGTGCGCGCCCTTGGTTGCGGCACCGGATTCGAGACAGTGCGGGAGGCGGCCGACGCCCTGGCCGACGCCTTCGCATCGATGGCATTGGACGAGCGCGCCAACGAATTGTATATGTCCGGCACATCGCATCTGGCGCATTCCCGTTCTCTGACCGATCTGGCACCGCTCTTCGACGCGCTGGAAGAGCAGGTGGTGCTCATGAAACTGATGAGCAACCTCAGCGAAGAGCCAAGCGCCACTGGCGTAGGCGTATCCATTGGCTCCGAAAGCCACACACCTGAACTCTTGCATGCCTCAGTGGTCAGTAGCGGTTACGGACGCAGTACTTCGCCCGTAGCGAACGATTCGGAACGCAACGAGACATCGCCCGATCAGGACGGCACCAACGAACCCATTGCTTTTGTGGGATCCATCGGCCCAACCCATATGGATTATGCGGCTACCATGGCCGCGGTCAGGGCAGTGGCAAGGTATCTCACTTTTTTTGTCTCGGAAAGCGGCTCCGGCGACTGACCGCAGGCTATGGCACAATGACCCGCAGACCAACGAATACAAAGGAACAAACAAGTGACAGATTATTACGAGACGCTGGGCATCGACCGCAACGCGAGCGACGACGAGATCAAGAAGGCGTACCGCAAGCTCAGCCGTAAGTATCACCCTGATATCGCGGGACCGGAGTTCGAGGACAAGTTCAAGGAAGTGAACAACGCCTACGATGTGCTGTCCAATCCGGATAAGCGCCGTATGTATGATTCCGGCGTTGACCCCAACGATCCGAACGCCGGTGCTGGCGGCTTCTCCGGCGCGGGATTCGGCGATATGGGAGACGTATTCTCCACGTTCTTTGGTTCCGCATTCGGTGGCGGCTCACAGGGCCCGGTGCCGCGCACACAGCCTGGACGCGATGCGCTGGCTTCCGCTTCCATCGACTTGAAAACCGCCGTATTCGGCGGCACGGCGCACGTCAAGATCAATACGTTCTCCCTGTGTCAGGAGTGCGGTGGCTCCGGCGCACAAGGCGGCGCCCAGCCGGTCACTTGCCCGGACTGCCATGGACAGGGCTTCATGCAAAAGGTCGTGCGCACTATGCTCGGCCAGATGATGACCTCCGCTCCCTGCGAGCGCTGCGAGGGTCACGGCACCATCATCCAGAATCCATGCCCGAGCTGCATGGGTCACGGCCGCGTTCGCACCACGCGTAATGTGGGTGTCACTGTGCCGGCCGGTATCAACGACAATGCTCGACTGCGCTTGGCCAACCAGGGTGAAGTCGGTGAGGGCGGCGGCGCTGCCGGCGATTTGTACATTGATATTCGTATCAAGGCAGATAAGCAGTTCACCCGCGACGGCGATGACCTGCATTGCTGGATTCAGGTTCCGATGAGCTGGGCCGTGCTCGGACACGATCTGTCCATTGATACGTTTGACGGCGAGCAGACCGTATCCATTCCGGCGGGCTGCCAGCCTGAGGACACGGTGACGTTGAAGGGTCTGGGCGTTACCAATATTCGCAATAAGGATGAGCGCGGCAATCTGGTTGCCCATGTGAACGTACTGATTCCCACCAAGCTCAGCGAGTCCGAGCGGGGACTGATTGAACAGTTCGCCGCCTCGCATGATTCCGATGCCACGCACGTCTCCCAGGCTTCCCGTCCGCAAACCGGTCAGAAGAAGGGATTCTTTAGCAAGTTGAAGGACGCGCTGAGCTGAGAGCGGGTTGAAAAATAGCCGCTTTGCTTTGCGGGAGTAGGGCTGAGCGGCTTTTTTCGTTTTAACCGGTTTTAACGGTTTTTAACCTGTTTTTACGAAAAATGTGGGCAAAATGTGGGCAAAAATTGAGCCCCTGAAACCCGCTCCCTAACCCGAAAGTCCCATCGGACTCTCGGAGTCTGAGGAGGCCAGGCGGCTCTTTATCATGGCAGTTGATGCGATTATGGCGATTTACATACTTGCCGGATACACTGTGGTTATGGATCAGGAAACCCGTATGGAAAAGAAACTGGACAAGCACGAAAAACAGTTGCTGAATGACTATAGGAGAATTGTTCCCGACGCGCAATGGAATCGGCCATCGCATATGTCCGCTCGTAGTCTGTGGGAAGCCTGCTCATGGAATCATGATGCAGGGCCGACCACCGCGTCCAACAAGATCGGTGCGTGACTCATGCCATCGTGGGGAGAGACCTTGGACGAGGTGAACAGCCGGGAACAGAACGGCGAGGAGTCCGTGCTGGATCACATGATTCGGGAACGCATCGCCGCGTTCTCCGCAAAACGTGGCAGAAACGTGATCTGCTATTATTCCAGCTGGCTTCAGAAGCCGAACCGTGATGACACCGGTATCAACGATCTGGACATGAACGGTTTCATGAACGCCGTCAAGGACATGGACCGGTCAAAGGGACTTGATCTGGTTCTTCACACGCCGGGTGGTGCGGTGGCGGCCACCGAATCCGTCATATCCTATCTGCATGGTTGCTTTGGTCGAGACATGGTTGCCTTTGTCCCACAGCTTGCTATGTCGGGCGGAACCATGATGGCTTGCGCCTGCCGGGAAATATACATGGGACGTCAGTCATCGATTGGCCCGACCGACCCCCAGTTCGGCGGCACCCCGGCAAGCGGAATCGTGGAGGAGTTTCAAAAGGCCGTGGAATCGGTAAGAAAAGACCCGGGCATGGCCGCCCTCTGGGGCACTATCATCGGGAAATATCCTCCCGCCTACATCGGCGAGAGCGAGAAAGCCTTGAGGGTATCGGCTGAGATTCTCTCGAAGAGTCTAAAGGAAAACATGTTTGCGGAGAATCCGGAAAAGGTAGATGAGGTCGTTAGCCGTCTTACCTCCCATGCGGATTCGGGCATGCATGACAGGCATTTTTCCATCGACACCGCCAGAAGCATGGGACTTATAGTCAAGACGCTTGAGGATGATGACGTCATACAGGATATGGTTCTTTCCATCCATCATGTGTTCATGATTCTTTTTCACCAATCGAATGCCGTGAAGATCATCTCCAGCGGAGATCATGCTTGGGTCATAAACGCATCCAATTGATCGCGCGGATACGCGAAAACCGCCCCTCCGTCCAGCGTTGCTGCTGGGGGAGGGGCGGTTTTCGTTTCAGTGGGCGTTTTAGCCTTCGACTGCTTCGCGTAGTCGCGTGCCGAACGGTGCCCGGTTGTTGCCGACCTTGAGGGCCGGCAGGTCGTGGCCGATGGTCGCCTTGGCGACCATGTTCAACGCGACCACGTCGTCCGGGTCCTTGAGCGGGTGGAGCCTGCTCCCGTCGAAATAGTGCAAGCCGTTTTCGTCGTTAAGTTGGACGATGCATGCAAGACCGTTCATATCATTGTTCTCCTTGTTGGTTGTTCCTGTGATGAAGCTGCGGTCTTTCGGCCGCAGGTAGCCGAGGCTGGCTGGCGTCTCCCACATGCGGCGCGCGTTCATGGTCGCTCCCGCGTTCTGGGCGAGCACGTACGGGCTGGCTCCCGGTCTCACGTCGGCCAGGAGGATCGCCACGTGAGTGCAGGGGTGGTTGGCGTCGCCGCCCCAGAGGATGACGTCGCCCTTCAAACCGGGCTGCGAGGCGGGGATGCGCGTGAAGTGCCGGCCGATCCAATCGGTGGTGGGGAATCCCGTGTATAGGCTGCCGGCCCAGCCCGCCCATTTGCCGGAGCGCGCGGTATGGCAGTCGCTGACGCTGGCACCCATGAGGTCGACGCACAATGCGCAGAAAAGGTCCCAGCATTGCGCCCCGTAGGCTCCGTCGAGGTCGCGCCATGCTCCCGTGTTGGAGGCGGCCCATTGGTCGAAGCGGCTCACTTGGACTCCTCCACGTCACTGGCGTCGGTATCGTTGGCGGCGTTTGCGGCCATGAGGGTGAGCACGTCCGGGTCGATGCCCGACGCGTCGAGCTGGATCGCGGTGGGCATGAGCTCCGGGTCGATGCTGGTCAGGCTGGATTGCGCGCCGGCCTTGACGCGATCCGTGATCCGCTGGCCGGCGACCGCGGCGGCGGTAATGTTGTTGTTGCGCCACCACGCGTAGATGCTGGTGATGACGGCGATCACGCCCGTGATGGCGGTGGATACCTGGTCAGAGGTGAATGGCAGCTGGCTGATGCCGGCCAGACTCAGGCCGGTCTGGACGACCGAGAACAGCTGCACGATCAAAAGCACGATGGCCTTGACTCGCTCCTGCGTCAGCTTCGCCATGTTCGAGGTGGCCTTGTGGTCGGCTTTGGCGGTGTTTGCCATGATTGATCTCCTTCTGTTGGGTTTTGGTTTGATGGTCACGACCGTTTCACGCGGTCGAGGAGGTATTGTTCGGCGGCGTCGACGACCCAGCAGTCCGCGTTGATGGCCTTGAGCTTGTCGAGTTCGTAGCGGATCGCCTCGCTGTGGTCTCGCGTCGAATCCGACATGAGGGTCAGCAGAGTGTTCTTGATGGTGTCCTTCTGCACCTCGTGCTGGTTCGCCTCGAACCGGTCGAGACGTTCACCGAGTTCGCGCGACTGAGCCCAATGCGCGTTCATCTCGCTGTCGAACGGCAGTTTTCCGGGATCCACGTGGGAGTAGAGCCATGTGGAGAACGTGGGAAGCGTGTCCGGCCATAGCTTGCCGATGACGGCCATGGCGAGCAGGAGCAGCGGACTTGACATGAGTCCGCCTATGATCGCGTCCCAATCCATCAGTCCTCCGACCCTTGGGCGGATTGCCATGTGATGATGTCCGAGATTCGAGGCAGATTCGCGGCGGGCACCTCCGTGCAGAGCCGGGTCTGTAAATCCGTGAAAACAACGGTTTCGGCATCAACGCCGGCGAAATCGGCTCTCAATTGCCGTTCCGGGTCTATCCATGACTGGCTTGACCCGTCGTCGGAATGGTCGAACCGGAGTCCGAGTCGGAGCATTTGGGCGAGGATGCCGTCATCCGGTGGGCGTAGGTCGATGACCTGCATGGCTGGTTCCGTGGTCTTGTCTGGCATGATGTTTCCTCTCGAAAATCAGATTGCGTACCAGTGGAAGGCGACGGGCTGCCGGTCGATCCACTGGTTGGTGTCGGTTCTGACGAATCGGATTTGGGCAGTCGTCGTTGTGCAGTCCCATATGACCGGGCGGAACAGTTTTCCTTGTGGTTCACCGATGCCGTCCCATGGGCCGGGGGTGATGCTCAGGGTGGGGATGTATCCGAGATTGTGCGTGATGACGGCAACGCCGTTCACGTTCGTGGCGCCCTTGAACTGACCCGACACCGGACAGGCGAGGTGGTTATTGCTGGAGTACTTGGGGTAGTGGAGGAAATAGAGATCCGACGACGCCAGCTTCAGCGGTGATGCATACGAGTCAAGCGTGACGGTCTGACCTTCTTGTTTGATGGACCATACGGTTCGGCCGTTGTCATAGCTGAGCACGCTGCCGGCGTTCAGTTCGGAGACTTTGTTGCCAATATTGTCAATCACCTGGAAACTGCCGCTTGTGGACACGAGCGCGCTGTATCCGACGAACGACCCGTTTTTTATCTGTCCGACTCTCACGCCGGAGGAGGTCATCCTGATGCACGCCTCCAATGAGCCGACGCGGGATTGGGCGTTGGTGGCGTTCCCGTTCGCCGTGTTCGCCGTGGTCTGCGCCTGTTTGATGCTGACGGTCAGGCTTTCCTTGGTCTGCGTGACCGTCGTGCTCAGGTTCTGCACCGTGGTCTTCGTCGCGTACGTCTCCGACACCGAGCTTTTAATGCTCGTCGCGGTCTGCTCCACGCTGCTCTTGGTCGCGTACGTCTTCGAAGCGTCCGTCTTCGACA